AGCTCCTCGATTTTGTCAGACTTATCTGGGTACGTGTCTTTGAGTTCTGCCTTGGTCGAGTAGCTCCTAATGGCAACCCACCGGGCCTCGTCAGGTGAGTGAACACCGGGCTCAAAGAACAGGTTCAGCGGACTGATGATGTCGCACTTAACGCGACCTATGACCTTCTTGCCTCCGACGACTTTGTCTGGCTTTGGCCCCTCTAGCTCCTCGTCACCTGGCATCGAGTCAGCGGCCTTGGTGACCTCGTATGCTGGCTCGTAGTAGGTGTGGAGTCCGCAGTTGCCTGTCTGGGCCATCCATCGGATGCACTCCTGCCACTTGCGTGTCTGCTTGTCCGACAGCCAGAAGTACCTGAGCGCCATCTCTGACGCTGTGGCCTTGGTGATGTCGTCGATAGTGTCGCTAGCAGGGATGACCACAGGGGTCGGCGTGTTGAGCGAAAGCCTCGCGAGGATGCTGCGCTCGATGTTCATCATCTGGTTGACGGTGACGCGGACCTGCTGCGGAGCTCGAGGCACCTCGCCGTAGCGCTTTGACCGCTTGTCCCAGTAAAGCCACTGGTCCCCACGCAACATGCGGATGGCCGCAGACCACTCTCTGTCTTGCCTGGTGCGCTCACTCCTCGACCGGGAGATGCGCGACTGCATGTCTGTTGGGAACTTGGCCATTAACTGAACGTCGTCGGGAAGGGGCTGGCGTTGCTAGTCGGCCTTCTCGTCCCGCGCAGCGCGGCGTTTACGTCCAGGGCAGCTTCGCCTCCAGGCGCAGTCTTGACCGGAGCCACTTCAGGCATGAACCCGCCGACCCCTTTAGCCACCCCTCCGAGCGTCTGCGCGACGCCTACCCCTGCGTTCCCCTGTGCGATGTTGTCAATGCCAGAGCCGATGGCCTGGCCCGCAGCCATGCCTGATGCCCCAGAAGCTAACCCGGCGCCCACAGCGCCCATTACACCGGCTGCTGCTGGTGCCGCCAGACCTCCGGTCACGCCCGTGGCTACGCCCAACACTCCTGGGAGTACGATCTTGGTGAGCACGTCGTCCCAGCCAAACTGGTTCTCTCGGCCCTGCTGGACTCGCTGTGCGGCCTGCTGTCTAAGCTGAGCCGCCCTTTCAGGTTCTACAAACATAACCAAACCGCCCTGGAGCCTCTGCCAGACTAACCATCGCGAAACTCCTCACGAATCGAGTCGAGCAGACCTATGTCAACGACGTCATCTTGCCGCAGAGAGTGCTCCCTGTCGATGAGTAGCCACAAGAAGTAGCCGCCCTCGATGAGCACAACAGACGCGATGAAGTAGAAGAGTGTTTGCATATATATAAAGAGGTGCAGCGCCAAGGGGAGTCGACGCTGCACCTCTAACCTTGCCGTGGGCTAGGTAGGCGTGATGCCGGTCAGGATGACCTGAGCATTAGGCCGCTTGCAGCAGATGTTGTACCGATGCTTCCAGAAGCCCTCGTAGGCGTCCTGGCCCTGTACGCGGAAGAGGATGTTTCCGTCCTCGTCTGCGAACTGTCCGGTAGCAAGCTCAGCCAAGAGCCAGTCACTGCTGTGCAGAAGTCCGATAGTCGAGACCGGGAACTGCCGGTCGTACTGGAACTTCACACCGCCGTAGGCCAGGTTCTGCTGGTTGTCCATCAGCTTGCCGCTTGAGCCATCAACCGAGACGTTGGAGATGCCCTGCGTGCCGGCAGCGCCAGACGTGCCGATGACACCAGTCAACTGCACCGTGTAGCGATGACGCATGAGAGCGTTCATCACCATCACGTCCGCATCGACACCCGCGTCCTGCATCATGATGTCCATCATGTACTGCAAGCGCTCGAGGCTCAGGTCGGCACCAGCGTTGTTACGGTCTCCGGTGCCCACGTCGTGCGTGACGATAGTGCTCTTGAGGATGCGCTGGTCCAAGTCTACGCCCGTCGCAGCCGTATCGTTACGAGCCACCCCAAAGTGCGTCTGAGAAGCGAGGTTCTCAAAAAGCCCTCGTGGCTGGTTTGCAACGATGTTCTGAGCGCCAAGAACAGTCTCCGCAGAGAGGGGGACGCCATTGCCCCATGTCGATGGGTTCTGACCAAACGGAGCGCCTACGCCAACACTATCCACAGCCTGATCGCTGTGCAAACGAAGAGCGATAGCGCACTGAGCGCCCACGTTTAATGTCGTGAACGTACACGCACCAGCGGTGTCAACGCCGATCGTCAGCGTGACCGTCGGGTCGGTGCGGTCAGCGCTGAAAGCAGAGACGAAGATGTTGGGGTTGGCAGCCGGAAGCCCCGTCGCATTAATCAGCACCGGGATCAGGTCATACGTGTTCAGATCGACGAGTTCGACACGCACCCAACTGGCCGGCGTTCCAGCTGCAACAGGGACGCCCGTTCGGCTACCGTCGAAGTAGCTGAAGTCACCCTGGTACTGCCAGACGACGCCGGCCGAGACGTTCACACCTGCTGCGGTCTGAGCGCCGCCTGTGTTCTGGCCGTTTGCACGCCGCTGACAGAGAAGCCCCTTGGTGGGTCCGCCAAAGATGTTGACGGAGTTCTCGTTGTTGGAGATGTCGCGCACGAGGCGGTCCATCTCCTCACTCATGACACCAGCAAACGCGCCAACACCAGCCGAGGAGGCCGTGTCCATCGCGAGACCACTGACCTGAAAGCGCCCGTAGGAGCTGTGGCTGTTGATGCGGAGGTCGCGGTACTGCTGCTGACCGGCGGTCGGGAGCGCACCAGGCATCTCGCCCTGGAAGCCAACGCCGTTGTTGCGCCCAATATGGATGGGAACAACCATCTGCTTGCCAGACCAGCCCTTCGACTTCTTCTGGAAGTACTCGCGCATCCATACGCGGTTGTTGATCTGCTCGGCCACTGGGCCTTGATAGAACTCTTTGAGCATCGGCCCGAATGTGCCGACCCCGTCAATACCTACTGTAGCTGCCATGACGACTCTCCTCGATTAAAGATTGGTTAGAACGAAGCGCGCTCCTTAAGTGCTTCGGCAAACGCTGCGGTGGCGTCGGCTACAGTGCGAGGCCTTCCCTGGACCGGAACTGGCGCAGAGGCCGTAGCGCTGGGTCGGCGGAACGAGGGCTGCTCTTGAGCAGTCTTCTCCGCTTGCGCCAGCTTGGCCTTGAGCTGTTCGATCTCAGTGTTAGCTTCGCTCCTGTATTGTTGCCGCATCTCATTGCGATGGTTCTGGATGTAATCAGCTGCTCTGCCTACGTCCATCGAGCCATCTGCCGCCACTGCCTGCCAAAGCTCAGCTGCCTTGACGTCAGGGTTCTTCTCCACTGCCGTTGCAATCTCAGCCTCAAGCTGAGTGGTCACGATCTGCTCTGTCCTCTCTTGCTGCCACTGCTTGACTGACAGCATATCGCTGTGCATCTGCTTCATGGCTTTGGCTGACTGACCATCGGTCTCGCCGAAAATCTCATTCAACCATGCGTCCTCAGACTTCTCCTCAACCTGCGGCTGATGAGTCTGCGGCTGCTGTGCAAGCGTGAGCTTCTCCAGATCTTGTATGCGTTGCATCGCACGCTGGAGGTCCTCATCTCGAGAGCGGAACTTATCGTTGACCTCTTTGAAACGACCGTAAGGAATGTGCTCAGGGGTCTTTGGAGCTTCGACCTCTGCGCTATCCGCCTGCGTCTCCACCTCTTCTTTAACGTCTTCGGTGTCGGAAGACGAATCGCTCTCCATCTCTTTAACGTCCACGGAGTGCTCGGACGAGTTTTCGGATACCTCTGAAGCTTCGACAGCCTCCTCTTCTGAGGGCTCATTGCCCTCGAGGCGGCTTACCATCTCATTGAAACGCTCTTCGCTTAGGATACCCATTTTCTACCTCGCACTTTTAACGCCCTGCCGGGCTAGTAAGACCCCTCTATTGCTAGAGGGTGCGACTTGTTGCCGTCGTCACCGTACCAGTCGTCGAAGTCGTCTGAATAGTTTTTGCCTGTCCTGTGCTCGAACTGCAAGCTCTCGCGTATATTCTCAGGCTTCTCGTTCATGCGGTCTTCACGCACCATAGACGCCTGGCTGGAGCCGTAAACAGCGAGCGCCGTCGCAATCACCATGTCGTCATGGTGCCCGCTTTGGGCCTCTGGCTTCCCCCTGGCCGAGTACGTGAAGTGGTTGGCCTCGCCTTGGAATCTAGGATCACGGCCGTCAAAGACCCCGTCGTACAGAACCTCGTATAGTTTAGACAGCATCAGGGGCCGTGAAGCGCGGTCAGTCCAGAAGCCGTACTTCTTGGTCCAAGTGTTCTCGCCGTCCTTCTGGTCGAGCTTATGATAGATGTACGGGTAGTTCTTCAGCCTCAGTTCTTCGATGATGGTGAGGCCGTAGCTGTTGGCCTCTGGCACAACCAGCGCGTGCCACTTGAGCGCCTCCGACAGGACACGCTTGCCAAAGGCTCTTGGCATAATGCGCTCGTAGAACGAGGCCACCGTCTTTATCTTCTTCGGGTCTGTGACGTCTATGACGCAAAAAGCCGAGTAATCCCGCTTGTCTGCGCCACTGGCAGTGTCGACACCCATCACATAGACGTGCCACTTCTGCGGCTCTTCAAAGGTTAAGTACCCGGCTTCAGGTTCAACACCTGGGTACGAAGCATGGAAGAACCTGCCACCTGAAGATACGAAGGCCTGCTCAGCGATGATGGGGTACTCCTGCTGGAGTATCCTCATCTTCGAGTTGCACTTGAGCCTGTACGTCTCGGTGTACCAGTTGCGCTGCTCATCGGTGAGTTCAAACTCATCGACGAGATCTTGTATCTCATCTGGCGTGTTGTACTTGTGCTTTGCAGACGCGCAGTCGGGGTCGTCGGTCCACGGGTAGAACACCCGGTGGTACTCCAACTCGTCATCGATCCACATGGTGTAAGCGAAGTTCATGCCGTTGGCGGTGGTCTCGAGGACCACCTCTGGGTCGGCGCCAAGCGAGTTAAACAGCGCAGCCATCGTGTCGTCTGGCTTGTCGTACCGGCTGAACTCCGAGCAGTGAAGAGCCACTGGCGTTCCGCCACGAGCTCCCTCGCTGTTAGCCGTGCCGATGATGATGCGGCTGTCGTGCGCGAAGTGCAGTTTATGCACTGTCTGGTGCTTGAGCGGCACTTGCAGGAACTTCGGCAGGTTCTCGTAGAAGCGGTGGTAGATGGGCGCGATGTTCTCGAGAACCGCCTTCTCGGTGTGCGCGATGACAGCGACCTCGAAGCCTGGTCGGAAGAGCGCCTTCCAGAAGAACTTGGCCGCCACGAACGTGGAGATGCCGACCTTACGGCTCTTGAGCACA